TGTCGCTGAAAGGGGATATGAAGTGAGGTATGTATTCCTATTGATGGTCAACAGGACTGTCCAAGGTCAATGCCTTGTGCCTCATGGGTGATAGCGCATTGGCTGGGTCAACGGGCATGAGTGACCTAACTTAGATACCCTTGACTAAGAAGTATAGCAAAGGCTATAATGTTTTACTGAGCCGCCAGAATGTTCCTATGGTCCTACCCCCACCCAAGGGGTCCGGGGGGTCACTGTCACTGTGGAATCACACCCCGGATATCGCTAATAGAAATTCCCAGAACCCTAAAAGCTCCTACAAAAGCTCCTGTAAGGCTGTCAAGTAAATTATTTTTATTTATTTTCACTTTTCCTCTTGACATTTGGTGAAAAATATGTCAGGAATAAAGAGTATTCCCTAGGTACTTCTACTTTAGGTATCTAACCTAAGTTAAGGGAAGATAAGATTTCCACTAATTGTTGTCCCTTAACCTAAGTATCTTAACCCTAGGACTCTCTTCGAAGGTTCTCTTAGTAGACCATTGGATTAAACATATGATCCCGGCCCAAGACTCCAAGTTCAAAAACTCTAACGGCGTCCTCCTGTTGAAGGAGATGTTCTATGAGACCGCCGCCTCTAAGTCGAACGTCATCTACACACTGAAGGATAGAGATCACAAGGGTTACCCTAGCCTCTACCGGCTGTACATGGAAGAGAACGATCCGACAGAATATCTCTTTGCGATGAAGCACCTCGATGGTTGGGCTCATTGGCAGAGTCTCTCCCAGTCTTCATTCTTCAAAGACCTGATCTCTCGTTGGCGTGAAGAACTTGAACTAAGGTTCCGCGCCCTAGGTCTCCGGAATATTTCTGTGATGGCCTCGTCCGCAGGACGTGAAGCTTTCCAAGCCTCCAAGTATCTCGTCGACGGCAACTATCTCCCCAAGAAGAACACGAAGGGCCGTCCTTCGAAACAACAGATTTCAGAAGCCGCACAGCAGATGGCCGAGGACGACAAGCGTCTCAAAGACGACTTTGCCCGACTCTCCGCCCCGGACTTCTTCAAGGTAGCTTAACGACACGAAGTGTCTCAAAGAAACGAAGTTTCACATGGTTTCGATCCAGAATAAGGTTCATCATTACTTCGTGACCCACCTTGCAGTAGGCAAGAGTGCTAAAGGTCTGAATAATGCTATTCTGGGTTACCAATGGAACCTAGGTTATATCTCTCCTAGTATCACTGTCAACTGGATGGCCATCGCCCAAGACAACGACATTAAATATTTGGGTGATATCGATATGCAAAATGGTGTTGCGACCGGAAAGTATGTGGTTGTGTGATGTCCTTCAAGTCAGTCCAAAAGAAGATCGCCAAGAAAGAGGGTATCTCCTCTAAGTCAGCAGGAGCTATCCTTGCAAACTCTTCCCGTAAGGCAAGTCTATCCGCCAAAAAGAAAAACCCCAAGCTCCTCAAAGTCAAAGGCAAAGCAAATGGCTACTAAGAAAAAGGCTAAGGGTAAAGACGGCGACGCCAAGACTAATCCATTCGAGAAGCGCTGGGCGGCCAATAAGGGTAAGAAGGGCAAGAAGTGAAAAATGTCAACGCCCATTCAACGATTAAAGACGAGATCCGCAGGATCGCCGAGAGCGATCTCTTCAGCTTTATCCGTCTCGTCCATCCTAACCGCGTTCTCGGGTCTATCCACCAAGAAGTAATTCAGTGGTGGAACCGGGAAGACGCCAAGACTCACCAGATCCTTCTCCTTCCGCGTGATCACCAGAAGTCTGCCCTCGTCGCTTATCGTGTGGCCTTCGAGATCACCCGCAACCCTGCTATCCGTATCCTCTATATCAGCTCTACTTCTAACCTCGCGACGAAGCAGCTGAAGTTCATCAAGGATATCCTAGAGTCCGACATCTACCGTCAGTACTGGCCTGAGATGGTCAATACCAACAAAGACTCTCGTGAGAAGTGGACAGAGACAGAAATCTCCGTCGACCATCCTAAACGAAAAGCCGAGAATGTACGCGACCCTACGGTATTTACTGCTGGCCTTACTACCTCGATCGTTGGTCTCCACTGCGACATCTCTGTCTTTGATGACGTCGTGGTCCCGGAGAACGCCTACACCGTCGAGGGACGCACTAAGGTCCAGACTCAGTACAGCCTACTTGCTTCAATTGAGGGAACAGAAGCGCTCCAGTGGGTTGTCGGAACGAGGTACCATCCGCTAGACCTCTATCAGGACATGGTTTCAATCGTCGTCGACGCTTATAACGAAGACGGTGACCTTGTGTCGGCGGAATCCCTCTATGAGAAATTTGAACGAGCAGTCGAGAGTCGTGGTGACGGTACTGGTGAATTCCTCTGGCCAGTTCAACTACGCAACGATGGTAAACGGTTTGGGTTCAACCAAGATGTCTTGGCTAGAAAGCGAGCCCAATACCTTGATAAAACTCAGTTCCGCGCCCAGTACTACAACGAACCCAACAGTGTAGACGATGCCCCGATTGACCCCTCTTCTTTCCAATATTTTGATCTCGGCCAAGTCAAGCAAAAAGACGCCAGTTGGTGCTTTCGCGATAGCCGGATTAATGTCTTTGCCGCTGTCGACTTCGCCTATACTCTTGGGAAGCGGTCTGACTATACTTGCATTGTTATTGTTGGTGTCGACGCGCAAATGAACTATTACATTCTCGAGATCGACCGGTTCAAGACCGACAAGATCTCGGAATACTTCTCCCATATTCTACGGATGTATGAGAAATGGCAGTTCCGGAAGATCCGAGCAGAGGTAACAGCTGCACAGTCCGTGATTGTCAAAGATCTGAAAGAAAACTATATCCGACCATATGGGCTTGCCCTCTCTGTGGAAGAATACAAGCCAACTCGGCATATTGGATCGAAAGAAGAACGCGTCAATGCGATCCTTCAACCCCGGTACGATAACCGCCAGATCTGGCATTATAAGGGTGGCAACATCCAACAGCTCGAAGAAGAATTGGTCTCCCGTAATCCTCCACACGACGACATCAAAGATACGATGGCTACCTGCATAGATATGTGTGTCGCCCCGGTCCATATGAAGACTCGTACTGTAGATCGTTCAGCAATCTTTAACTCTAGATTTGGTGGAATACTCTAATGGCTAATACCCGTCCCAACTTTATGTCCGACCGGGATGCTGGTGCACGGGATACGGTTGCTCGTAAACCTGCCAAGGCTGTCGCGGCCCCTAAGAAGGCAGCTCGGAAGTCTGTTCCGACTCCTACTAAACGTCCCTCTCCGAATACTGCAAGTCGCAGTCCCGCTCCGGCTTCGAACCCGAAGAACGACTCCCAGTACAGTACTTATAGCACTAGCGGTGGCCCTCAGTCTGCGAAGCGATCAGCTTCTGTTGCCGCGCCAGTCTCCCGTGGTCCGTCGGTCTCTGACTATGGTGCTGGTATGAGTACCCGAAAGAGTGTCTCAAACGATCAGGCTCGATATAACTCTTCTAAGGCTAACGCCCCGAAAGCCAAGAAGACTATTTTCAATTCGAACTCTGCGATGCCCGGCGAAGACTATCTGAACAAACTGGGTTCTCGTATCAAGAAGAAGGTCTTCGGCTGATGGGTATCGGTGGTGTTGTAGTGACGGTTATCGCCGTCCTTGTTGTCGTGGCAGTCGTCCTGACACTCTTCGGTATTGCTATCTCCTTCCTCTCGCATATGTACGATCACTAATGTCTCGGAACTACGCGAAGGAAACCCGTTGGGAGAATACTCCGGCTCAGGTCAAACGTCGCGTAGCCCGTAATCAGGCTCGTCGTAAGGCTGAGAAAGCCGGATTGGTCCACAAGGGTGATGGCAAAGAAGTAGACCATCTCGGTTCCAACCGGAAGGGTGATCTCTCCAAGCGGAAGACCAAAGTAGTCTCTAAGCACGCCAACCGTATCAGACAACCAAAACGCACATGAAGAAGACCTCAGCCCAATCGAAGAACATCGAGGACCGCCGGGTTACTCCCCTCCAAAAGAGGATGGCGTACGATACGGTAGACCGTCAGGCTGCAACGAAGTCTGATCGTCGTGGTGGCTTCGCAGAGATGGTCGGTTCTGCCGGCTTCGACTCTAAGCAGCGCGGTAGTCTTTATAAGACTGGCAAGATCCGTCAGGCCCTAGAGGCCGCAGGAAAGCCTTCTTTCTCTGGTGCCTATGCGAAGCAGCTCCAAGGTATGCATGATATGCTACAAAAG